GCGCGCGACTACCCATGCCTGGCGGTCTGATCAGTACCTTTTTGCCCGATTTTTGGCCGATTTCAGGGATTTTGTGACACTTTTTGGCAGATTTTCCCTGATCTTAGGGTTTGAGATCACTTCAGGCAGATCTGCAAGCCTAATGCATCGAGCATTCAATATGAATTTGATTCATGTTCGGATCTCAGTTCTGGGAATTATTCAGCAGGACGCGCATACGGGCCGATTTTCGAACCTTTGGGTAGGTATAGGGTAAGAGTAATAACGCCTGAAATCGAACGTATGGGGCTGTGGTGGGATTGGTAGGTTTGACCCTAGATCATGGAAGGATAAAAAAAAGACAAAAAAAAGGCCGCATTTGCGACCTTTTCCCCTTGTTTTATTATTAATTGATCATCGCTGCCAGCCCAAAACAGAATGTCAGCATGAAGATCGAACCTATCATTGACTCGGTGAACGTGTATTCATCATCATTCACAAAACCAATCCCTTCTGTGATCTTCCACTCCACTCGATCAATTCTGGATTGCCAGATTTGGATTCGAATTGACTGATCTCAACATATCGATTCCACCCGCACCCATCACCATCAAACAACGACCACGTCTCAAGGTATTGCTCGGCCTCCTTCAGCGTGTAAGCCGATCCATATATATGTTTACGCTTAAATTGCGCGGCTGCTTGTCTTTTATTCACGCGGCCTCCTTGACTATGATATTTGTGTCAACGATAAAAGCACTATCGTCTGTTTTCGCTTTGCCCTTTGCTCTAAGCCCTACAACGACCGGGCCAGCGAACAGATTAAAAAGGTCCGATTCATCACCATCAATTACCGGGCGACCCATAAACGTTGACGGCATTGGCCCACGAAATACCACAGACATAGGGACATCGGTCTCGAGCGCCTTCTTGACGTGTTTCTGATATTTCGGCATGCCGGAATAAGAAAACATCAAGCGATAGTTTTCGGGCGTCTTGCCTAGCCTATGCGCTAGCTTTGAATAGTCATAAAAGAGCACACCCGGGAATTCTTGCGGAATCCCGAGGCGTTCCCATTGAACATCGCTCAAAACATTAAGCCTAACGGCAGGTTTGACGCCTTGCTTTTTGCACGTTTTCTCAAAATTGGCGAGCTCGCGCCGCAATTGATCAAGAAACCCGGCTTGATCATTTTTAAACCATTGGGCCTTTTTTTGCCTGCCGTCGATCACGTTACGCATGCGACCGCGCCCGGCAGATTCTAGGCACGATTTCGCGCACCCGGCAATATGCCTCGCCGGGCATAATATATCACTCGGAAAAAGCGATAAGCCCGCGACTCTATAAATGGCCATAGATCCGCTAGTTTTCTTAAGTTTAGTGTTACCGCCGTTAGTATCTAGTAATTTCATGAGATCCCCTATTGATCTTTTTACAAGGACAGCAAAAAAGCTGTTAATAGATAGAAAGAAACGAAACCAAAACCCAAACCGAAAAAGAATTTAACTAGCATTTTTCGCTCGTTGTCTTTTTGCACCTTCATCAATCGCTCTGGCTCGATCATTATCTGAATCACCCTTGATTGATCTGTTATCCGTTCGCGTTGATCGCGCATATGAATCACGTTTGACATTTATTGCTCCTTTTTTCTGCCTGATTGGCATTGACTGCCATTGTCAATAAATGAATTGACGGGTCAAGTGAAAGATTTTCATAGTCCCATATAACCAAATGGACTAGGCAAGACGGTTTTTATAACCAAATCGGTCAGTGCAGATCGAAAGCTAGGGGATAGCCGTGGGATAGCCGTGGGATAGCCGTGGGATAGCCGAGCGTTTAACCTTGTCGGCGTCTGATTGAACTTAGAACTGCTTTCTTATATTCACGAGCAAAATGAATAGGAAATCTTCTGAATCTTTTAAGACTGATATCCGCAGCAGGGAACAACTGCGGAGTCGGACGTTTCTCTTTGCCCAACGCGATGATCATCTTGATAGATCCATCCTTGTGCCTTTCCCATAAGCCTCTATAGTTTTCACCTTCCCTACCCTTTGGAATGCCATAGAAATATCGTTTATTCTGATTCCTTAGCGTGGCGAATTTGCCTTTGGTTAAGTTCCCCTTAGCATTGACCTTTACCCTGCCTTCAATAGGCTGCATCAGCTTTTTACGCTTAGGTGTTGGTGGGATAACAGTGCCACCTTGGATGATATTTTTCAGATAATATCGGTCTAAGTAGTTCTTCTTCGCCTGTAGGCTTGCATGAAGATTCCCGTATAGATATCGCTTATTAGGTACTTTTTCGACTCTTAGACCGCTCTTGGTGAAATTTTCAGCACCGCCTTGAAGATGATTGTCGATTGCAGACTTCAGATGTTTATTGGTTTGGAACAACCAAGAATTCATCGCCTCTTTCATCGCATGGGGTACTTGCTTATGCGCCTTGATCGAACCCAAGGCTTTTTGCATATCCCCTTTTCTTACATCAAGACTGATCTTCATTCACGGCCTCGCATATATCTTCAATGATCGAATGCTTTATCAGATCGTGGTAGCCAAGCTGATTGATAAGATGGATCTGATCGAAAGACTTCTCGCCTTCTTGGATTAACTTCCACTCGACGAAACCTTCTTCTTCGACCTGGGCTAGTCCTTCAATGAATGTTATTTCGTTCCGTTCCGCTTTCTTCCACAACTCGTATAAAGCTTCCGCTAATCTGTTGGGATGCAGCTTGGTTACGTTTGTCATAAGCCCACCACATCTCGATTGATTTTTTGGCGAACCAATAGGTCAAAATGACCAATGGCAAAGACATAATGAACAGGATTGAAAATACCAGGAACCCGTTGATTGATCCTATTAGATAGAGTTTATTCATTGGGATAGACCAGATCAACGCACCAATCACATTTTGTGCAAGATGCCTGCGGTGGCGATTCGTGCTTAATTATGTCACTTTCGCAAACAGGACAGACAGGCTCGAACGTATCAAAGAACTTGTCCCAGAAGGGCATATCATCAGGATAGTTACTCGCCATAATCCAACCCATCCGTTAGTCCTTGCTTCAGCGCTTTAATGATTCCTTTAGCGTTAGCCTCAAACTGTAACAGATCAAGCCTCAGATCTACATCCTTTTTCCAATTACGCTGACCGTATTCGATGCCACACTTCATCTTGATTTGCTTCAAGACGTTATTAGTGGTGTTTGAATAAACGACTCTTTCAAGCTCTTCGTTTGGCTTGCGATAGATTCCCCTGACTATTTTCACTTTTCTTTGTCCTGCAAATGATTGAGAAGCTTGAGAACTGACTGGATCATCTGGCGATCACATTCATCGACTTGCGTGTTGTCGTAATGATCCATGACTTTAACTAATGTCATCCAGGCCAATAACATATCATTTCTAGTTGGTTTCATACTCATCCCCTGTTTTCTCCTACTATAAACGTTTTTGTTTACTATGGGATAGCCGCAAATTAGACCGTTTTGGAATAACTAAGATGCTTTTAATAACTTGACTCGTTCCTTGGCTAGTCGGTATCTCTTCAAGTCATTGTAGGTAATCCTTGTCCCTTTGCGTTTTTCGTTCTCGAATATCTCTATGAAGAACAGATCTTCTTCTGCCTTCTCAATCACGGCTCGTGGGATTTCGTTCTTCTTGGGATCGCGGAAAAGCAAACTAGGGGATAGCCGCAGGGCTTTCATGACTTCTATCCCGTTTGCTTGACATCCGAAGCAGTGCATTAATACCCGATCATCTTGTTCGGTTATTGATAGACTTGGGTTCTTATCTGGATGCGCTGGACAAATTGCCCAGAGTTTATTTGCTTTTTTTGTAACTCCGTTCAGGTGGGGCAAGATGTCAGCTAACACTTTTGATCCTTTTTATCTGTAGATGTGTGATGTGATTCTTCACCTCATCTGAGATGTGAATCGTTGCTTGTGGTGTCACCGCATTAGGCCAGACCCCGAATTTACTTTTATAGGCATGGGATACCCATCCAGGTTTGTACCCTTTCTTCCTGGCGTAAAAATGGAATTCACCTAACCATCTGGCTTTGTCTTCTTTCGAGAAGTCTCGATTATTCTTCTTCAGTTCTTTGAGAATCTGACTATCTGACTTCAAGACTTGCTTTGGCGGTCTTTCGTAACCACAGACACACTTTACAACGAAATGCTGGAAACATTGTGGACACAGCGATAATTCTGATTCTTTTTTCTCTTTAGTCAGTTCACGTTCGTTGTAGGTCTTGTCCCCAGCGTCGAGACTTTCTGGAACAATCGACTCAGGGAAGCCGTGTCTCAAGACATTACCTGCATGGTCTAGGTAGATCGCGTGGGTCTTATTGGGATGGAGTCGCATGATCCTGCCTGCTCGCTGGATATAGGAAATCAGGCTTTTAGTAGGTTTCAGATCGATTAACGTCTGGACTTTAGGCGCGTCATATCCCGTGTTAAGTAATTGAGAACAACTCAACACTTGGAAATCACCTTCATCATGACTTTCGTAAATTATTCTTCGTTCTTCATCGTCCATGTAGCCGTCGATGTGTTCTGCGGAGATTCCCGCTTTTCGGAACATTTCCACCAGTTTTTTCGACGTTTTAATTGATGGACTGAATGCAATCGTCTGGCCTTGACCGAACCTTTTGAAATTTTCAATGATGTCACCTACCAGCTTTTGATCTTCTTCAGTGGCTTTCGCCAAAGACATTGGATCATAGTCCGACCCACCTGTGGAAAGTCTTTTGGTTTTCACACCATTTAAATTGACATGACTTCCACCGAAATACTTAACAGGACATAAGTAGTCCTTATCAAGAAGTTGTTCAGTGGTGATCGGAACGACCAGATCCTGATAGTGCTTGCCCAATCCTTTCGCATATGGCGTTGCGCTTAACCCGATGAAAATGACTTTAGAGTTCTTCTCCATCAATTCGGTTAAATGCTTATAGTGCGTATGGCATTCATCCACGATGGCAACGTGAAAGATCGGCTGGTAACGTCTTCTGGCTAAAGTCTGAACTGATGCTATCTGAATGTCCGCGTTGGGATCTGTTCGCCAGTGATCACCTTGCATGACCCCGACCTTTAGCCCTGCCCTGTCGAATTCTTCAAGAGCCTGCTGGACTAGCTTGATTCTGTCGCAAATGAAGATGCCCTTCTTGCCGTTCTTGGCAGTGTTCTTCAGGATCTCCATCGCTACCCGTGTCTTCCCGAAACTACACGGTGCAGCCAAGATGATTCTTTTATTGCCCTTCTTGATTGAATGCCTTAATTGGTTGATTGCTTGTTCTTGATGTGGCCTAAGCATCTAGCCAATCTTCCATTGCCATGAGTTGATATTGCTCCATGATATAAGCCTTCCCTTTTCCTAAGTCGCCTATGTTTTCTTGCCTAAAGACTTCATCAGCATGGACTACGCCCCTGATCGTGAATTCAGGCATTTCCCCAGTGACCAAGATATACCAATCAGCAGTTCTGCCCTGGTAATCAGGAACCAGCAACTTGCCGTAAGGATATTTGGTGCTTTTAACATTAATCGTTTGTCCCCTATAAGTTAAGTCTTCATGATCTGATTTATCCTTCAGATCTGGGTAAACGTTTAGATATTTCGCAACCGCCATTTCAGCGGCGAATCCATTCACTAAATTTGTATGAGCATCACCTGATCTGGTGAATTTATTCCAACTGACTTGTGGGCCGTAGGTTGATTTACCTTCGGCAATCATGTGCGCTATTGTTACTTCAGCATCAGTCAAAATGATCTTCATACATCACCCTAGATTTTAGGCATAGCTCCACTTTTTCCCTGTTGCAAGTAGGAGGCATATCATTCGCTAGATGACTTAGCCTTCGCCCTACTACACCTTACGGTGCGGTACTCATAGCTTTCGCTTTCCACGTCGGACGCAACTCCGACATTACCCCGCTCGGGGCCTGCTGCAATTCAAGGACGTGAATCGGGACAAGTGGTCAGTCCTACAACGTGCTCACGGATTATCGCTATGTTCGTATCTAGTCATTTTGACTACTTGCTGGCACGATTAAGCCAGGCGAAACGAGCGACGGGTTGACTAGTTTTGACTAGTTGCAACTAGTCGCAATTGGTCTTGAAGGGTTAGATTTGGGCGGGGTATAATAGATACCGTGTCGGTTTGCGCACGGTTCTTCTTTACCCAGTTCAAATCGGCCTTCAGGGACTGCCAATCCCGCCGACACATTCAATATACTCTACTCTATCTCTTGAATCAACCGTTCCAAATA